TATTCTACCATCTCCACTTATTTCCGTAACATCCATAAAATATCTTGATGAAAGTAATATAGAACAGACTCTCGATGAGGATGAATATATGGTTAGTGATTGCGGTCCTGGGCTTATTATTCCCGTTAGTTCGTGGCCTATTACCTCAATAGCCGGCGATTCTTTAAGGGTTGAATTTGTGGCAGGATATAGTGGCCCCGGAGAAAGTCCTCAACAGTCCGACGTCTTACCTCAAACAATCAGAACAGCAATGCTTATGCAGATAACGGATATGTATGAAAACAGGGAAGCCCAGGGAGATAAACCGTTATCGGCTAATCCGACACTTGAAAGGTTATTATCGGTTTACAGATTAGAACAGGGGATCTAAATGCAAGCAGGTAAACTTAATAAACGGATCAAAATATCTCAGCTTGTAACGGGTAGCCCAACTAAAGATGAATTTGGCCAGCCTAATACGAGCTGGGAGGAAATTGATACTGTCTGGTGTGCGATAGAGCCTTTAAGCGGCCGGGAATTTTGGGCACAACAGCAGGTCCAGAGCGAGATCACTGTAAGAATAAAGATTCGGTACCGTTCGGATATCATTATGGGTATGAAAGGCGAGTATGGCGGTAAAACTTATATGATCCAAAGCATCATTGATCCGCAAGAGGAACATCGAGAATTACAGTTAATGTGTTCGGAGGGTGTTATAAATGTCTGATAGCTTTTCCGTTAGAATTGAGGGATTAAAAGAACTTGAGAGCAAGATGATCGCCCTGGGGCCTAAAATTGGCCGGAAAGCTCTAAAAGGTGCGCTTGTTTCCGGAGCCGCAGTGATAAAAAAAGAAGCGCAAGCCCTATCCCCAGTAAGTACTGGTAGATTACGCCGGGCAGAGTATATCAAAAAGATGTCTAAGCCCAATCCATTTAAAGAAATTGTAATTTTTGGTGTCAGGCATGGTAGGAAAATGTCAAAGCGAGATCTCGACGCTTATTATTGGTCATTCCTTGAGTTCGGGACGAAATATATAAAGAAAATATCTTTTGTTCAATTGGCATTTCAAAGAACACAAACAAGGGTAGTTGAAAGAATAAAACAAGTTCTGGCTAAGAAAATATCAGCATTGGTAAAGGAAAAAATATGATACAAACAGATGTTTTTAAAACTTTATCGGAAGATACAGCAGTATCAGCGATAGTATCAACAAGGATTTATCCAATAAGGCTACCCCCGGGAGCAGCTGTTCCCGCTGTAGTCTATACCGTAAGTGATATAACCCCGGTTAAAAGTTTAGACGGAGAGAGTGGACTTGATAATGGTAATGTTGAGATTATTTGCTGGGCTAAAGATTATAAATCCGCACAACTTTTAGCAGAAGTCGTGCGCGCGGCATTTGTTGCGGATGGCCAAGGTGTTATGATCGAAACAATGCACGATACCGAAGATGAAGAAACAAGGAATTATGGCGTTGTAATGAATATTAATATTTGGTCTGAATAAAAAACGGAGTGGAAATATGCGAAGAATAGCGATATTACTGTTTTTTCTTATAGGTATGGCTTATTTATCTTACGCCGGAACGAATACGACCAACCTTAATTTGTATAAACCGGACGTAAGCGAAACTGGATGGGGTGAAGCAGTAAATAATAATACCGATGTTCTTGATGTTGCAGTAGGTACGAAATTGAATGTTAATGGGACTTGGAAATCGGGGGCGTTAAGTTATTCTGATGTGGGTAATGCCCTGGGATATCCCCCGGAGAATGTATCTAATAAAGAAAACTCTACGATAGATACTTCTATAACTAAATACCCCACTGTCAACCTTTTGAAAACCGGGTTAGACACAAAGCAGAATGTGCTCGTGTTCGACGTCAAGACTTATGGGGCGATGGGCAACGGGACTACTGATGACTCTACTGCAGTCTTAGCCGCCATTACCGCCGCTTATAATGCCGGAGGCGGAATAGTATTCTTACCCAAAGGTACTTATAGAATAGATAGCCAGATCGCCTTACCTAACGATGGAAAGACCTATACAATAGATAACGTATACCCCCAGCAACCGACAATTCACTTAATGGGTGTTGGTGAAGGGGGTGATCCGGCATGGCTTAACGGTTCAGGGTTTCCTATAGCTCAGTCTCCTTCAGTTTTGGATTTGAGATATGCCGGAACTATCGCTAAGATAGTTACAAAAGGAAAGGGTCTGCTCGAAATCAGCAACCTGCAGTTGCAGGATACAACGGACGGGATACTACCGTTTATATTCACTACAAACACTACCGTGCACCTGCACGATGCCTCTGTGGTCGGCAAGACGGAGGCTACAGTGGCTAACTATGCCAGCATGGTCCAGGACATAGTGGTTTTCGGGGGTACTAATACCGCCCACCTGGGCGGGTTGGACAACGACGCGCCGTTCCAGGGATACGGATCTAGCGTAAAGAACTGCTATTTCACCAATGTCCGCAAGATAAAACTCCAGGCGTTCGCCAACGCTGTGGTCATAAAGGACAACTTCTGGGGGCTATCCTGCGGGGGCGACTGCGCCATAGACTTGTCGGGAGATACTGGTGGAATTACTGGAAACTCTGTGTCTGGCAACACAATAGAGATGCTGCACTATAATTACGCCGTGAAACTAAATTATGCCAATGACAATTTTTTTCTCGGAAACTGGATAGGCGATACATCAACACCGAGTATCGCTTTCTGGAACATAAACAACTCCACGGGTAACATCGTAGTGTGTGCGCACGACAGCTTTTCCGGCACCTCATATACGAGCAACCAGATACTGGCCTCCGGAGACTATACAAGACTGGACTCACTAATTTCTGGTACGCTGAAACTGAGTAAGTCCCCCAGTACTATAAAGTTCATGACCGACGCCGACACCAGCGAATACTACAAAATATGCTCGGTGGACACGAATACGGGCATGCAATATCACCATTACTCCGGTCATAAGTTCTACACCGACATAGACACGATCAATCCCAAGGTGGTAATCGGCCAAACGGGTTTGCTCAGCGTGCGCATGTCATACCCGCAATTTCAATTACAGAGTACCGACAACTATGGCGGAACTGTAGACTGGTTAAATTCATCTTCTGCTAATCTATGGAGAATCGGAACTGGAATTTCCGTAGGTTCAGGGCCCTTTGAAATATGTAATGGTGATTCTACTAATAGATTTTTACTGGCAACCTCCGGTGCTTTGAAACTGCCATATTACGGGGCCGGAGTAGCCACCTTTGACGCCGCGGGGAATTTAACTTCTGTACCTTCGAATACAAAATTACCGGGTTTATATCAGCGGGATAGAACCGATAAATGGGTATTGGCCACGCCTTATTCAACAGCGGCTAATAGGTACACTATTCTAACGCCAACCCAATTGTCCGTAGACATAAACGGTACAGTCTATTATATCGCAACTCAATCATCGGTTGATTTATCCTTAGAAGCGTCGTGGGATACCATAGCTGGCACAGATTACAGAACGGCCGCAAATAGAGCAGGCAAAGACTTCTATATTTACGCCTGCGTGCCTGTATCAGGCTCAGCGCCTAAGATAGTCTTATCAGCTAACTCAACCACGCCATCAGGCTACTCAGCCTCAACATCGCGCAAGATAGGCGGTTTCCACGGGCTTTGCGTGGCTGTAGGTACTATTTCTGGCCATACCTTGACCGACTTTGTAGCCGGCGACGTTTTGCCTGCCTCAATTTGGGATATAAACCATAGGCCCGTAAGCGCACCCGAAGGAATGGTATACAGCGATGGCATTAACAAATGGGTAGACATCTACCTTGCTTCCGGCACAGGCTCAAGCACAGCTTCGGTTTACGGAGCAAGTATAACAGACACCCGCGACTGGAATGATTTTACAGATGATGGCGGGGCTGTAAAGAAGAAGATGTTGACTGACCCGGAATTTCAGATTATCGCGGCCGGTTCAAATGAAGCAACCAATATAAACGGCTCAGGAGACCCGGGAACCACCGGCGGACATATAGACACAGCCTCAAGGCGTATGATTTCAAACATAGGTGTTGAGGACGCCTGCGGAGTTGAATGGCAGTGGTTAGATGAGCAAACGATGATGTATGACGCCGCAGTTACAGCCGCTTGGTATGATCTGCCAGGCGATAAAGGACAGTTGTATCGCCCTATTTATTCCAATGATGTAAAGCTGATTGCTGGCGGTGACTGGAACAGCGGCGTGGGCTGCGGTTCACGGGGTCGTAGTGCGGTTATCTATCGCTGGTTTGCGGGTACGAGGTTCGGTTGCCGGTTCTGCGCGGAGCCAGTTTAGGCGAAGCTTACGAGGACACGTAACACGTCCGCGATGTTTTTTGAAAATAGATGTTTCACAGGCTAATGCGTCATCGGACGCTGATTGCTGGCGGTAACTGGGACAACGGCGTGAACTGCGGTTCACGAGGTCGAAATGCGAATAACTATCGCTGGAATACGAATTCGAATATCGGTTGCCGGTTCTGCGCGGATACAGGGGAATGTGCGGAGATAAAGAGTATAAACTCCTGGCTGGATGCATTAGCCTTGCCGTTTCAAGGCAAAATACACAACGGAGGGGCTGGAAGGTTAGTAGGGAGACCGAAAATCTTCCGGCCCAGATTAAACGATGAAGAGGCATGGCAATCTTTACGAGAAGATAATCTCAACTGAGAACATAAAACTTGCCTATGCCCGCACGCGTAAAGGTAAGACCTGGCAGCGCCAGGTAAAGGCTTTTGACCTTAACGTAGAAGGAAATTTAAAGATGATACAGGAGTTACTTATCAACAAGGCGTTTAAAACATCCCCATATCACACTAAGCAGGTCTACGAGCCTAAGAAGCGCATTATCTTCATTGTCCCGTTTTCACCCGATAGAATAGTCCATCATGCTTTAATGAATGTCCTTGAGCCAATTTACAAAAAGATGTTTATTCACGACAGCTACGCCTGCATCGATGGCAAAGGTCTGTACGCCGGAAGTCAAAAGACTATGGAGTTTGTCCGGGCAAATAAATATTGCCTTAAATGCGACATCTCTAAGTTTTACCCGTCTATAAAACACGACATCCTCTTTAACATCCTTAAGCGCAAGATTAAATGCAAAGACACCCTGGGCTTAATCAAAGCCATTATTTACGGCATAGGCGGCGGCCAGAACGTCCCGATCGGTAACTATACCAGCCAGTGGTTTGGCAATATCTACCTGAATGAGTTAGATCAGCGCGCCAAGCACGTCTACAAGGCTAAGAATTACGTCCGCTACTGCGATGACTTCTTATTCTTCCATAACGACAAGGCAGAGTTGCGCCGGATTGCCAAAGACTTAAAAGTCTACCTGGATAAAACGCTCGGCCTGAAGATGAGTAAGTGCGAACTGTTCCCGGTATCTCAAGGCGTAGACTTCTTAGGATATCGGCACTTTCCGAAATACGTCCTTTTAAGAAGGTCAACGGCGATAAGAGTAAAGCGCCGTTTAAAGATATTACCCCGTCTATTAGAGGCAGGCAGAATCACTCTTGAACATTTCCGTTCTTGCGTTGCCTCGTATAGCGGGTGGATGCGTTGGGCCAACTGTCACAACTTAAGCTTAAAGCTACAATTTGATAAATTACAGGAGATATTAAATGCCGGACAAGTCACAGCCCAAGCGATTTAATGATTTTGCCCGGGAAGTCCGGCCAATTGAAGGAGCAAAGATCAAGATAGATGACATTATTAACCGCGAGATATTGGTCAAGGACTATAAAGTACGTCCCAGTAGATATGAAAAGAAAGACTGTGATAAGTGCCTAACATTGCAGTTTGAACTGGAAGGGGTTCTGCGCGTGCTTTTTACTGGATCAAACGTCTTAATAGACCAGATAGAAAAATACAGGCACGAGATACCGTTCTTAACTACACTTAAAAAGATAGATCGATACTATACGTTCACTTAACCAGGGGGATAAAGATGAAAGGATTCCCAGAGCACTTAAATACCAGATACGACGTGGAATATTGTTTACAGCATTTTCCCGAAGATACAAGAGCTTTCTTGGCCCAGAAACTCGCAGAGGTTAAGCAGTGGTTGGTAACCGGAAAACTGGCCGAAGGAGACGCTGGTGTTAGCGACGAGACACATAAAGTCATAGAGACAAAGGATCAAGCCACGCAAGAAGTAAAGGAACGCTACCAGTACGAATATAAGGATGATCCTAACTGCGCACTGTTCAGGTTAGGTTTTACGATCAAGGAAGTCGAAGATATGATTAAGGAGACTTAATTTTATTCATCATCTAATTGGGGGTAGAAGATGGCAGACGAGGCTTTATATCAAAGAGTGAATGTCCTTGAACAGAAATCGGCTGTTCGAGAAGAGCAGGTCAAGACGCTTGAGGAAATAACAGATTGCCTAACAAAAAAGCTGGAAGAAATGAGCAATAAGTTGACCGACATACAATTAACGCTGATGAAACGTTTGCCGGCATGGGGAGTGTTGATGCTTACTACACTATGTTCTCTATGCACAGGGTTAATTGTTTATGTGGTTACCAAACATTAAATGGATGTATTACAGACCGATTTTTATTGCAATAGTCGGGAATGCCGAGCGGATCATAGGTCTTATAAGGATATAGTTGGTAACAGGATTCTTGACAAGTTCGTTGATTTGCTTCTTTTGGTTACCCATGATGGCGATAAAGAATACGAAAATATGCACTGTATACATTGCGGTAATTGGATTTGCGGTAAAAGCGCGGCCTTTGGTACCCAGGAAGAACAACCGGAGAATTAATGAGTGAATTAAGAGGCAGGGGTCGGACTAATAAAATATGTGTTGTTGATCGGTTTCATACGGTCCAGAAAAGAATAACTATGAAGATTAAAGGAAAGGTTCGCCGGGTGTGGGTATGTACGTTATGTGGCGCTGTTCAACCGGATAAAAAAGGAGGATATCCATGGGGGAAATAACGAAATTATTTACCTTTGAAAAGATAATGGCATTTTGTGCGGCTGTGTACGCGGTTTATACGAAAGTTAAGGCGGCCTGGATAAAGATCGAGCCAATCGTTACTCCGCTTATTGTTGAGGCCGAGAAGATGTTCCAGGACGGAAAACTCGACCGGGAAGAGCGGAAACAGTTGGTGTTGGA